CCTCACTTGGTCTTTTTGACCAGGGGTGTAAATTCCCACGGCGCCTTCCCGAGGCTTCCGTCCTGCATCTTCGCCCAGCCAAAACGGGTCATCATACCCACATATTGTGCATTTGTACAATATTGGGTCTTGCGCCCGTTGAGAGCTATGCGGAGAACTCTTCGGAACACCTTGGGTCGGTGCCAATGAGACAAAGGAAAGTGGGCGATGCGCCTTCGCGCAGCAAGCGTGAAATGCTCTTTGCTTGGAGGTTGGAACGGCAACCCTCTGCCCTGCTTGATCATCCGTCGAACCTGTCTCTTGACAGTTCCGACGTGTTGCCTCAGCGGGGTTAGGGTTTCACCGTTTTCCAACCTCCTGAACCTCTCATTCTGGATCCTGATCGCAGTAGCCACCTTGGCTGCCGAGAACTGGCCCGATTCTTTAAGGGCCGGACCTTCCGCCATATCCACCTTTTGGTGGTGACCGGTGAAAGGCAGTTTTCCAGACTTGAAGAACTGGCAAAGAATGGCAATTGCATCTTTTGCAACCCTGCCATGCACCAAGTTCGAGCCTCCCAGTGAGACCGGGAGGTTCCTGAGCAGAAATTGAGATCTGGCTCTTTGCCTGATACAGAATTTTGCGGTTACCCTATGGGCCTGAAACTGCCTCGGGTCGTTGGCGATTGAGGATAGGGATTCTATGATCCCCATTCCATCGTCGGTGAACCCGTAACGCGTTTTAGCCCCTGTGGACTCTGCGATCTTCCGTGTCTTATGGCAAGTTGCCATGGTCTCCTTACTGTCTTCGTGATCAATCTCAACGAAGTGTTCACAGAACACTCCGTTTGCACCGTAGAAGCTCTTCTCTTCGTTGAGTTTGAGCTTGCACGACTTGGTCAGGATCCTAACATATGTGTCCCGCTCGGCGGGCGTTAGGAGACCGATCATGTCGTCACCACAGACGCGGCCCTTCCGGGTGTCGCCTCCTGTGGCTCTATCGAGTGCAAAGAGGTTGAGCACAGACAGTACTGCCCAGGTCCCCCCGAGCCCCATGTGGGCTGCGGACGAGGTGAGCATTTCAACACCGTTGCGTGTGACCGCCATTGCGCCGCTGCATTTTGCCAGAGCGTCAAGCTCCTTGTCCGACCATTGCTGCCCGTCTGCAGCACCCCGCAATATTGCGTAGAGGATATCATGTTGGATGTAATCGCTGGCTTTACTCAAATCTGCCGAGTATAGCTGAGAGTCTACCTCTCCGACCAGTTTAAATTCGAATTGGCCGAGCGAGTCCTTCGTGTATCCCTTACGCCGCAGGGTTGCCAACAGACGTTGGTTAATGGTCCTCAAGAAATGAGAAACCTTCGCAGGGTGGAGTGAGACCCCCCTGATTTTCGCTATCCCCTCCTAAATACGATAGGGAAACATAGTTGCAAACGACAACGCTTACGGGTCAGCTCAGCTGGCTCTCGCTGCCTAATTAGGCTGCGCGTCCTTTCAGCTCTCCCGTCTATGACGGCTGATATGGACGTCACCGGATAGACTAGCCGCGGATCACGCTAGTGGGGTCCAAGGCGAAACTTTTCGCTAGCTAGCGGCCTGGATGCCTGTCGGTGGGCGGTCCAAGTCGTGACCTAGTACATCGACTAAGCTTG